AATCAACGACACCCTTCTTACCTCTTATAGAACCATCCAATGACTTACCCCCAATCGTTGGAATACTTCGATGTCTTTCATACTCGACTACATAAGCATTGTTATCAGGGTCAATTGCAACAACCATTATCACCGAAAAGTCTGATTCTTTTGTATCAATATCTGTTGCTGGGTCACATCCTATAAACGTATTAACTGGCACTTGTTCCCCATTAATTATCAAATGGCCCTGATTGTCTTCATAGTGATAATAACCAGTCCAATACTTTATATCATCACGAATCCATATTGCATCTTCTTCACTCTGTACCTCCATGAAGTATTCCTGCCAGTATTTAGCTGGTTGACCAGAGTCAATGTAAAACTTCTTGCGTTGTTCAAGAACTTCTTCTGTAAAAAAGCTCGGCCAAAGAAGTGAACCACTTTCATTACGAGCCTTATATGTCATTACCTTCCAGGCAAATTCGTCTGATTTCCCATCCTTTTTCGCCTTATAATAACTAGTAAGTAGATTATTGATAAAAGAATCATAGTGTACAGGAGTGCCATTAATTCGTAAACGCCCAGTATGTGGCTCGAGGGCAGGAAAAACAACAGCAGTAACAAGATTCGCGTTCTTATCACGTGCATCCTTTGTGATAGTATTGGCTTCATGTTCGAAGTCATCCAGTATAATTAAATCGTATCTCTTGTGTAATTTACTACCACCACGTATTCCTGCAACATTAGATTTTGAAATTAATTTACAACCATTATTTAGCTCTATATCTTCCTCAGTCCACTTATTACCCTTCATTGTACCAAAATAATACAGTATTTTTTCATTATGAGTCAAATGGTGTTTAATATAATCCATGTTACCAACTGATAGTTTATAAGTAGCTGAAACCCAAGCATAGAATAAATGGTCATCTTCTGGACAAAAAAGGAAGTCTTTAAGGATTCCTGCTTTGGTTAATACAGTTTTTCCATGTCCACGAGGTAGAATTACTGCCAGTTGTCGAACCTTCTTATTATCAATACAATCAGCTACTTCATAGTGAAATGCAGGAGTCTCACTACGCATGAAGTCCTGTGATAGGAACAATTTACCGAATGATATCAGGTCATTCTTGGCTAGTTGTAGAACACTCTCAGCTTCGCTTACATTTTGAGTATTAATGTTCACTTCTATTTAAACTTATTGTCTATCCAACATTTTCCATAATACATTAGACCTAACCAAATTGATATTTCAATTACCTCAATATATCCAAGTTCATTTAATAGACCTATATCCATTATTTCTTAAACATTTTTTTTAGTAATAATGCCCCTTTGAATTTCAATAATGCACAAACAAGTATAATAAGAACTATTGTCCCTATATCAACAAAATGATTACCAGAATCAGATTCAATAACCCCATATGGAGTCTCGATTCGTATCTTCTCAAGAGATTTGCGTTCAACTATTCTTACGGAATCACTTACTAGCATCCTTCATAACCTCATCATATAACTTCATTGATATCATTTTCTTCACACCATCTGACCAATCATAAGTAAGAGGATGATTCTCGAAAACATCAACAAATCTTTCTTTTAAATCAACACCATCTTTTATAATTGTAACATTGGATACAAGTTTACCCATTTCAATTTTCATATTAGTTTTCCCAACATCTGATTCTATTATCTGAAAATTCAATTGTTACCCATCCAGTCCTAACAAGTTGATAGAACGAATACCTTGCATAGTCTGCATAACGTAGAAAAGAACCACCACGTATGTACCATCTGCGGCGTAAAGTTTCCTCTTCGCAGTCATCAACAACAATTGAATCCACAGGTTTTGCATATAATTGGTGATTGTGCCCAAGAAAGAATACATCTCCCCAGGGATAGACTGCTGCCATCTTATCAAGTTCCAAATCGCCGTTTTTTGCTCCTGACTTTCCATGACCACTGACCAAATACCAATCCTTTCCCTTTACTGAAATCTTTGAATATCCTGGTAATCTATAATACGGAACACTCAGTTCCTTTGCCATTACCTTGCAAACATCAAAATCAAGTATATTGAAACTACGCAAATAATCATGATTTCCACCACGAATAAATAAGCATTTATCACGTATTGGTTCAACCCTCTCAACAAATTCCATGTACTGGTCTTCTGGTGGTATGTTTTGTCCACGCTGATTTATTTTATAGTTGGGAGGTATCAGTTCAAGGATATCACCATTAGCAAACCAACGGGCATCATCATCCTTTTTAATTGATTCGATTGCTTCATCGAACTTACTGAAATCGTGTTCAACAGCACCAACGTGTATATCAGTTAATGCATGGATTCGTATTGTATCATTGAACTCTTCTGCAAATATTCGACCCGGTTCAATGTTTTCAGTCTTTTCAATGACGACTGACTCTCTTGGGGTTGAAAATCTACGGGCGCATGATTTACACTTATACTCCTGCTTCGTCCCCGACTTTTGTATCTTCTTTCCGTACTTTATCACCAGGTGACTCGTGCAACTCGGACATATCATTTGTTTTCTCCTTTAGTAAGTTTCTGGTATCGGCACCGTCCAATTGTTCAGGTGAAAAGCCCTTAAATAGACCCATTACACCCGTTTCAATCTTCTTTACACCGCCGCTCAGTGTTCCAATTGCCTTACCCATCTCCTTTAGCGACTGCAATGCAATATTCTCATCATCAGTACTTTCAGCTAATAGTTTCAATGACTGTAGTACATATGTATGGTCAATCCCCAGCTCCTTGGCAACATCCATTACACTTTTTTCCACTTCTCTAATTACCCTTCTTTGTTTTAGTAGTATAGCAGCTTTTCTCTTTGCTGTGTCTTCCTTGTCCTCATTGAAGGCATCCATATACGCCTTAACAGGACCCATCCCCACCGCAACATTTGTTGCGAAAATTTTCTCCTTATTTGTTGGTTTTTCACGTTTATAAACGCGGTCAGCGGGGTTTTTTATTGTTTTTGAAAACGTATATCTATTGGCGTGTTGAGAAAAGTCCGTGTCCATTGTAGTTGTTTTGCGCTTAAGGAACGTGCCGACGACTGTCCGTACGTAACCTTTGGCAAACTTGTAATTTTTTCTATCATTTGGGTGTTTGATTCCATTTTTTACCCTGAGTAACTGGACAATACGACCATCATCAGAATGAACCCAATCACCCTCATTAGCGGTACGCCAATCTTCATATACCTCGACATCTGGGTTTGAAATGCTGAATTCTTCAATGTTATCATATACATAATGCCTAACCTTCTTTATTTTCCGATAATCCAAAAGGTTGCTCCTTTAATTCGAGTAGTTCACTATTTAATGACTCAATGAGGTCAAAAACCTTCTGTTGTATGGGGTACATTATACCGTCAATCTCGATTATCGTTTTATTGTTTGATAGTGACGATAGAACCTCGATTTGTTCACTGAGTTCTAATTGAGCCAATTCATTGATAGCCTTTGCCATCTCATCTCCAATCTAATAATTTGACCAAGTTATATCAAGCATTATTTTTTACTTGACTTTTTACCTGATTGTATTATTTTAATTTACTATATATATATTATATATAATAATAGTATAACAGTACAGCAGCAGTAGTATACCCTATATATAGTGTTTTCGTGAAAATTTGTACTATTTTGATATGCAACGTTATTATCGCTTATACCCCCTATCGGGGGGATTTCCTATATATAGAAAACCGTTATTTTTCATTTTTATAAATTTATGTTGTTATTAATTCTAACAAGAAAGGAGGTCCCATGGACCCAGAAAAACGAAAGCAACTATTGGCTCAAGGCTTCACTGAAGCAGAAGTCAGTGCAATGGAGTCAGCACTCGTAGCGAAGGCTGAAGAGGATAAGGTAGAAGCATGGCTTGATAGTCTCAATGATAAGTCTATATCTGAGATTAAGAGGGAAGCTAATGTTAAATCCGCAGTACTCAGAACTAGAGCAGCATTCATGGATAGGTCTGATGCACGTGTGTATAATCGCATAGCAACTAACCTACGCTTTGTAGTTCAAGGCCCAGGCGCAGTACAGTTCTAGAGTTGCCATCATCAGCAAAGGGGAGCATATATGTATACCGTGCTCCCTTTTGTACACACACAGTACACACATATACACAATAGATAAACGATATAAGTGTACGTACTCATTATTATCTTATATATGTACCATTTATTTAATAACATGGTCATAAACATTTAATCAGCTTATAACTCTAGACGTAGAGTGGTCACTAGTTGGCTGGAAACTTGAATTATACTGATACTTTATCCGAAGATGAAGAGTTTTCAATATAAGCTGAACCATCAATATTTAACAATTTAACAGTGGAAGGAGTTCAGAGATGAACATAGTTACAATTACAAATAAATTGACTGGTAAGCAAAGAAGGATGTATCATAAGGGTACGCCAGAGCAAGGAATTGATAGAATTACTGGTTATTTACAAGGAGTGTATGATGCTGGTAATAATCTTAATGATTACGATGTTGAACATA